TTGGCAGCCTCAGCCGCCAGCTTGGCAGCCTCCGCCGCCACGAAGGCGTCATCCACCTCCTTACCCGCCTCGGAACTAATCCCCTGCGGCCACGACTTTATCAACTCCCCGTACAGCGTCTCTTTCAACACTGCATTTTTCTGCGCATCAATCAGCGCAATGAACGCCAGCTCCACTCGAGCCTTGGCGTCCTGAACTTTCGGCGGAAAGAACTTCGTAATTTCGTCCATATTGCTTTAGCTTCAAAAGCTACAAGAAAACACAGACAAGCAACACAAACTTTTTACAAAAATAAAAATTCGTTTTACATTGTTATCAGCTCATATTGATAGTCTTCCAGCAATTCAGTAGATTGAACTTTTAATCTATACAGATCAATAAGCTCACAGCATTTTTCATTTGCAGCCATGGCCTCATTGATTTGTGCTATGAAACAAAGTAAGTTTTCAATTTTTTTGCAAAGAACTTCCCGTCTAGAATCTTCCATTGCAGCAAAATTCGCTAAACACTTATAAAACATTTCGTTTTGCTGTATAAATATGACAGATACTGAGTTTGCAAAAACACATCTTCGAGAACATCTTGCATCCCTCATCATCCCTCCAATCTCAGATGGCTTTTGGAGTATCCATGATTCTGCAAAAAATTTCTGCAATCAATCTGGACAAACCTCTGTTCTACTTCAAACATTTCAAAATATGCTTACAAAAATTCCGGAATGGTCTGAACAAACTCTGCAAAAAGAAACTGATCGTATAATTGTTGTTTCAAAGTGCACTTATATTGAAGATTTGCTAATGGGAGTTTTTATTTCGTACATGAAATCATTTGCAAATTTACACTACCGTGGAGAATCCAACCAAATTAAAATTAATTTTGATCGTCCTTCTTTCTCGAAATTTATTCATGATTTATATTCTGAATCTGCTCGTGAAATTTGGAAAAGTGCATACTTATTCAAAACTGTCGGTGTAACTGCAGAACAACAAGCAAGAAACCGACAGGATATCATCAAACTAATTTCGGATTCAATGGAAAAAATTATTCGAGGATACTTACCTTGGGAAGCAATTGCGAAAAATTATTTTGGTAATTCAGATGATGTTCCGCGCAAGAGTGTTGTATTCGAAGACATGTCTGATTCGGAATCTGATGAAGAATCAGTTGATATGCGGCGTTTAGAAGTTAGTGAAGAAAATGATACTATTTCGGTAGATGATTTGGATGAACCGGAAACTAAGACGGTTGTAACACTGCCATCTCTTGATGAAAAAATTATTGTAGAAAAGCAGGAAGAAGATGTAAAGCCTGAACCTATGCAAGAAGAACCTCCTGTAAATCCTGAACCTCCGCAAGAAAAACATCAAACTATTGTACAGAAGGAAGATGCACTTTCTACATTTGATCTGCAACCAACTGAATCTCTCGCTATAAATTTATAAATAATTTAGGCGTATGATTAAAAATGTGGACTATTTTGGTTTGTGTCGCGGCAGTTTCGATCGTAATCGCAGTTGTGTATGTTCTTGAGCGCAAATCACAATCTGCACCAATTGTGTGGGAACATTTACTCAAGCTTGTTGGATTCGGTGGCATGTTAGTTGGCGGCGCTGTTTTTGCAACAAGTGATGGAACGATTGAAATTCCCAAAGTTACAATGCCAACCGTAGATGGTGAAATGTTTGTAGGAACTCCCACCTTTTAATAAATGTTCAATCTGATTTGGGTTTTTACAGGCATGCTTGTAGGATTATTAGTTGTATGCGTTTTCTCACCACAAGTTCGGAATGAAATGGGACTACCTGTGCCAAATTTACCAAATATGTTTCATACGGATAAAGGTTGCGTAAAGTTCAAAACGCTAGAAGTTCCTTGTGATAAGAGTGCTGGACATTTAGTGTGATTTTTTATTTAATAAGTGATAATGCTGCATATTGCAAAAGTTTTGCATAATGAAACTTCTGTAAACTTTTTTTCATTTATTGTTGGAATGGGGCTGGTAGTTATGCTGTTTCATAAACCGATTCCCAGCAGACAAATGCTGAGTATACCAGTATCAACTGTTGAAAGTAAAATGGTAAAACAAGGCAATAAATGCTACAAATATATCGCGGAAGATAGCATTTGTCAAAACCCTACATTAAAGTAAAATGGAAGGGTCAACTGACTTAGGAGATTTACTTGGTTCTGCTCCCGTGCAAAATTTACCGCAGTCCACCACATATGCACCCATGGTTACTGGTGGAGGTGATCCTTTTAGCACTCCCATTTCCACTCGTGCACCCGCACCTTCTGTGCAAGCATCTGCTGCAAATTTCAGCTATATTCGATATGCATTCAAAAACTTAGTAACATATCTCGGGTTTTTTGTGGCCACTGTAATTGTTTCTCTTTCCACTCCCCGCAATCTAATTCTGCAATATATTCCCAACTCTTACGCATCTGGCGGTATTCTTTCGTATTCGGGCGCTGCAATTCTCGGAGGTGTGGCTGTAGTACTTGCATATGTATTTTCAGTTCTAGTTGGCTCTATTCTTTGAGTATTTACACATTGAAGAAGTTTATGTAATAAATATGATTTATAAAATAAATGCATCAGATGTAGCTGCAATTATTGGTAAAAATAAATTCAAACCAAGAAATGAAGTATTTGAACAAATTGCAATTGAACATGGTATATTAGAATATGAAGAATCAAATATTCTTGACGAAGTTCAAACAAACTTGTGTGAAGAAATTAAAGATGTTTTGGAAAGTAACACTGCAATTGAAGTTGAAAAAAATATGCAAACATTTGAACGCAATACAGAAAAATTAATAATTAAAGATATTATTCATAAAGCTTTGAATGAAACTCCTGTATTTACTTCGCAAGTAAAAACACCAGAAGATGTTCAAACAGTAATTAAGTCTATATGTAAAAATACTGATTCAAGTAGTTCTGCATTAGAAGAAGCTATTCAAAATCCTACAATTAAAAAGTTTATAAAAGAATCGAAAGAAATTGTAGAATCGGTTAAAAGTATTAATACACTGCGCGGACAAAAGTTAGAAGAAAAATCTACAGATGCATATGAAGCTACATCAGGTATAAAAGTAAAATCTCGTAATTCTAAATGCTACATTTATGCAAAAAATAATTGGAAAATTGCTGGACGAGTAGATGGTCTTACTGATCATGCAGTTATTGAAACTAAAACACGCAGACGTTTCTGGCCTTCTCCGCCCGAATATGATATAATTCAATTAAGATGCTACATGAAACTTTGCAATAAAAAGATTGGTATTTTGAATGAACAATTTCCAAATAATACATCAAGAGAAACCCGAATTGATTGGGATGAAAATATATGGCAATGCATTGAAAATGATATTAATATTGCAATTAATGATTTTGAAACTAACTACCCAATTTCTTAACATTAACCCAAGGACCGGCACTCTTTTTGCGCATTGATTCCGGATTATAATCATCACTTGCAAGAAAATCGCTGTGAAATGGTTTATTGTCTACCCACAAAGAATCATCACAAATTCGAAATGGGGGATGCGTATCGGCTTTATACCAAAATACTTGGTCCTCTAATCTGTTTGATTGAACACCATTGCAAATAACTAGGCATTCATAGTTTTCTGTACATTGGTCCATAAAGTCATTGAACATCTGCTGAGTGGGGAATGCACCTGCATAATTTTCATAAATTCTTTTTCTGTTATTGCCATTGTTCTCGCGAAGAATGAAGATGAAATCAATATTTGTTCGCAAATTAGGTGTAATGCCAAGGGGATGCTGCATAGTAATCATTGTCATTAAATCGATTTGACGACCGTTCATGAATACATATCGAGTAGATTCTTCATTTGCCCAAGTTTTTGATGCATATAAGCAATCGTCCATAATTAAGAATGCGCGAGGGTCGATGTTGGATGTTCCGCCACGTCGATCTCGGTTTCTGTTCTGCTTTACAGCAACTTGACGTTTAATAACATTTTCAACCAATTGAGGTGTATATTTATCATGAATTAATTTGGTAGGAACAATCTCTTGAAAAAATTCATTCACTGCTTCAGTTGGAGAAATAACTGTACCAATAGGAAAACTATTCTTGCAATGAGCAAGAATATCACGTAGCAAGAAAGATTTACCCGTATCACGTTTACCAAGCAAAATAATCATTGGACATTTTCTGGAATCCAATTCGCAACGTTCACGAATCCAGTCCATATTGAATTTTTTAATTTTGAAGTCAGGAGAGTAAGACATTTGTTTATATACGTTAATAATTTTATGTTTCAATTATCGTACACAATAATGGTTAAAAATTCTTTTCCTCTTGCTGTTTGTCGATACAAGATGGATAAATTACGTCAAGATATTGAAAAACAATGGGATATCAAAGATGCACAACCCTTTTTTCCAACAATTGAATATTTATTCAAAACAGAAAATTTAGCTTCTTACAAAGAATTTGGATTAGAACTGAAAAATCGTTTGACAAAAGTTAGTCCTGATTATCATCGAAAGACTTCTATGATTCATGGAATTTTTAAAACTATGCAAGGTAAAACATCTCAACATAAATTAGAAAATTGCCACAATGCAGTATTTATTGGTGCATTTATTTCTGCTCTGCTTTCTCAAACAAAATGCCAACATTTTGCAGATGTGTATGGAATTTTTACTGGAATTGCCAATAACCTCACAGTAAATATTTCTGATGATTATTTTGAAGTTTCTGATTGTTCATGGTTCTCTGCAAATCAAGGCAAAATCTTTACCCTGAAGTTGGCAAATGAAATGCAAGAAGATAAGCCGGTTATTCAATTGGGAGATACTATTGAATTAGAAGGAATTGAAGAACTTCAAGCTCCGGAAGTTACTGCACAACCTGCTGATCTTGAATCTATGAGTGAAGAATCAACTTCAATTTCTGAAGTATTCGATATTCATTCTGAAGCTTGTTCAGTTGAATCTGAAAGTGGAACAGAATTAGAAGATTTTGCATGGGCTACTTTTAAAAATGTTCCAGTGATAACAACTGTTATGGAAAAATGCGAGGATACTTTGCATAAATTAATGCAAAATAATTCGGAAGATAAATATCTTGATTGGATTTCTCAAGTTATTTTTGCATTAGCTTATGCACAACAAATGTTTGGATTGGTGCATAATGATCTGCATTCAAACAATGTTATGTATGTGAAGACTAAATCAGAGTTCCTGTATTACAGATATAACTCTGAACTATATCGTGTGCCTACGCATGGATATTTGATTAAAATTATTGATTTTGAACGATCTACTGCTCAAGTTCGTCTAACCGGAATGAAAGATTCACGTGTATTAATGTCTGATCATTTTGCTCCGGATGAAGAAGCATATGGGCAATATAACTATGGCCCATATTGCACAGATAAATATGAAACAATCAAACCAAATGCTTCATTTGACTTATGCAGATTAGCCACTAGCTTGTATTGGGATATTTTTCCTACGGGGGAAGGAAATGGGTTGCTGTATGATCTGTTTGTCAGCTGGATGAAGCAAGATGATGGGACAAGTGTATTTCATTTGGATCGAGAATCTGATCGGTATCCTGGGTTTGAAATTTATAAGGCAATTGCGCGTTATTGCCACAATGCTGTTCCTGCAAAGCAGATAGAAAAATTACCTTATAAGTGTGATAGTGTACCAAATGATGATGTTCTTTCAATTAATTAGGATATATGAATATCTTAGTCCGGATGTAAGACCTGCTACAGTGAATCCCACACCAGCAGTTGCACCAGATACAAATGGCGCCTGAGTTATTGCAGATTGACCACCATTGACACTTATGAGAATTACTCCGGCCGCAGTTACTCTAGTATCAGCAATAGTCATAGTAGCTCCTGATGCAGTAAAAGCTCCAGCCGCACTTGTATTTATCCTGTTAATATTAATTAAATCGTATTGTACAACATATTCTCCATTTTCTGTAACAATTTTGGGAGAAAATATTCTTTGCAATAAATTCTGAATACTCGAAAATGGATTACTCATTTATAAACATTTAATAATTAAAAATGTCCAACTATACCCTGTTCCCGATTAAAAATGCTGAAGAAGATTTGTATAAGATGTACAAGCAGCAAGTTAGTTGCTTCTGGACACCTGAAGAAATTGATTTCAGCAAAGACAAAATAGATTGGGAAAAATTGAATGACAATGAAAAATATTTTATCAAACAAGTCCTGGCATTCTTTGCGGGGTCTGATGGAATTGTGCAGGAAAATTTAGCAGCTAGATTCCAATCTGAGTCACAATCTGCAGTTGTTCGACTGTTCTATGGCTTTCAAAATGCAATGGAAGGAATTCACTCAGAAACCTATTCTCTTTTGATTGATCAATATGTGACAGATCAAGCTGAAAAAACTAAGTTATTTGAAGCAATCGATCACT